ACCAGAGTGGGATCAAGTTTGATCCTGGATTTTCCATATTACTTCAATGATTTTAATTGCAAACAAGAATTAGATGCCTACCTGGCAGTATCTGCATTACGGGCTGGTATCTTTCCAGATGATATTTTAGTTGCGTATGCCTAAAGAAGAAAAGCTAACAGAAAAACAAAAAATGTTCTGCAAGGAATATATGGTTGATCTAAATGCTACACAGGCTTGTATTCGTGCTGGTTATAGCGAAAAAACTGCAAAAGTGATAGGTAGTCAGAACTTAACGAAACTTAACATACAAGAAGAGATAACAAAGCTAATGAAAGACCGTGAAGAACGGGTAAAGCTAACAGCGGATAAAGTCTTAGAAGATATTGAAAGAGTGCGAGGATTAGCGGAAGGATCAGAGCAGTACAATGTCAGTTTAAAAGCCAGTGAACTCCAGGGAAAACACTTGGCAATGTTTACAGATAAACAGCAAATAGATGCAGATGTAAAGATGCCAATAATACATTTCAATTTAAACGATGATTAAGTTCGATTTTAACGAAAACCAAAAGTCTTTTTTAAAGTGTGAAGAGCAAGTTATTGCTTTTTTTGGTGGTATTGGTAATGGAAAAACATTTGCGGGTATTGCGAAAGCATTAATGCGAATAATGGATGAAAAGAACCCACCACAGCTTGGTATGATCGCCAGGCAAACCTATCCAGAGCTTCGAGATAGTACACAGCGTACTTTTTTTGAATTATGTCATATGATGGGAATGCTCCCAGAGATTCATTACGAATACAGGAAGCAAGAGAATAGGGTAACCTTTAAAAATGGTCACGAAATTATATTTAGGTCTTTAGATGATCCCGCCAAGTTATTATCAATTAACTTAGGTTGGTTTTATATAGACCAGGCAGAAGAGGTAAGTGAGGAAGTATTTTTAACGCTGTTAGGGCGTTTAAGGGCGGTATCCACTCCGCAATGCTGGATCACGGGTAACCCACTTGGACATAACTGGATCTGGCATCGATTTATCCACGATCCTGTTCCAGGTAATATCATTTTTAATGCTAAGACTGAAGAGAATATCCACAATTTACCAGAGGGGTATATGGAGTCTCTTAAAAACAATTACAATGAGATATGGATCAATAGATACCTATATGGATCTTGGGATGCATTTGAAGGACAGATCTATCCAGACTTTGAGCCAAGTATTCACGTTAAAAGACATTTTGAAGTATCTCCAGAGTGGAGAAGGTTTATTGCAATCGATCACGGTAGGACTAATCCAACAGCGGTATTATGGGGAGCAGTAGACCAGGACGATGTATTATTTATTTATAGAGAGCATTACGAAGCTGGGCAAGATGTAGACTATCACGCCAGGGCAATTAATGCGTATATGAACGAAGGTCGTTATGAGACATACGTTATTGATCCATCAACAGGAGCTGGAAAGAAAGATGATCCAGAAACTATTGGTAACCGTTACAGACAGTTAAAAGTTCCTGTAGTCAATGCAAACAATGATGTCCAGGGTGGTATTGATAAGGTTACAGAGTATTTCAAGAAGAATAAGATTTATATACACAAGAGCTGTGAGAATCTGGTCAGAGAGTTAATCAATTACCAATGGGAACAGCCAAGTGCATCCAGGGCAGAGTTAAACCAACCAGAAAGACCATTAAAAAAGGATGATCACGCTTGTGATAGTTTAAAATATTTAATTGGAGAAGTTGTTGCCAGTAGTAAGAAAAAAGATAAACGCACTGATACGCAACGATTTATAGATAAGATAGTCGTTAATCACGACAGCACACAACCAAAATGGGATAGTTTATAATGGCTGGAATGGATTATTACGCATCTGCTGATCAGAGTGATGCATTAGACCAGGTAGCAGACGTTGCAGAACGTATACCGCAAATTAGAAACTGGTTAGATCGCAGTAAAAAAGCCAGAGATAAACAGGCAGATAGATGGCGTAAGAATGAACGCTTATACTATGGTAGGCACTGGGCATCTGCAAGTAAGGGAACTGAGAGTCAGTCCAGGATGATATTTAACTTTCCTTTAGCGGTAGTTGAAACCATCTTGCCGATCATTAATGATTTTCAGCCAACAGTAGATATATTGCCAAAAGAACAAAACGATGTATTCTTTGCCGATATGATGCAGAAGAGATTCCAGCAAATTGTAGAGGAATCTGATCTGTACGGTAAGATACTCCAAGCAGTAAAGGATAGTTTAATCTATTCCAATGGGTTTTTACAGATACTGCCAGAGATAAGTGATACAGGAGCATTTAAAGGTTTTGATATTCAAGTTATTGATCCTTTTTCTGTTATTCCTCATCCATATGCTAATGAATTAGACTTACAAGCGGGTGAGTATTTCTTATTTGCTGTGCCAATGGAAATATCAAAGATACAAAGAGAATATGATATTAAATGTAATGCCGATGGAAGATTAGACGATTATAAAGCATTTCAAAAGTCAGATGATAGCGGACTACAAAGTGATAATCCAGGAACTCAAGATGCAGATGTAGCCTTAGTAATTGAATGCTACAGCAATGAATTAGATACAGAGAAGTATCCATATGGAAGGCACACCGTAGTTGTTGGAGATAAGCTCATTGTTGATGAACCATTAGAATTATATCGGATGCCAGTATTTATGGTATCAAACTATAAAAGCCCTCACAACTTTTGGGGAATTGGAGAAACAGAGTTAGTACGCACTCAGACTAAAGCAATTAATGAAACATTTAGCTCTATTAATGAAAATATTAGAAGAATGGGCTTTCCGATTAGAAAGGTAACGCAACGAGCAAAAGGTCAAATGACCAGACCGATCACAGGATCACCAGGAGAAGAGATTACTGTTGTAGATCCAAGTGATGTAACCTTTGAGACTCCACCGCCAATACCAGGATATATTCAGAATTATATTGCTCAAGTTGGTCAGTTTATGGAAAACATTACAGGCGTAAATGATGTAACGCAAGGACGTAAGCCAGGTGGTGTTACTTCTGGAAGGGCAATTGTAGCACTCCAGGAAGCCAGTCAAACCAGACAAAGATTTAAGATCAATAAAGAAATAGCCAGGTTTACCAAAGAGATCGGTGAGTATATGGTGCAGATGATTCTTACTTATGATGAGCAAATACGATCTATTAGAGAGCGGGATGCTGAAGGTTCTTTTGAGTTTACTGAATTTGATCCAGGTGGCGTATATGATGCAGATGGCAATCCAGAGAATAGTCCACAATTTAATCCTGGTACCGCCAGTTCACTTCGAGATAGTGAGTTTGATGTAAATGTTACTACTGGATCCAGATATGCACAGGGAAGAGTTGCTAATGAAGAACGAGCATTGGAGTTATTCCAGGTAGGTGTGTATGGTATTGAAGAGGTAGTAAATGCCTTAAATGTATCTGATAAACAGCAAGTAATACAGAACTGGTATGTGCGTAATCAGCAAGTACCACCACAACAGCAAGTAGAACAGGCGGAAGGGATGCAAGAGCAATTTAATATGTTAATTGAACAAGCAATGCAAGAGGGTGTTGGTGGTCAAGCAGAAGAAGCATTGGCACAAATGGTAATGCAGAATCCTGGTTTGTTAGAAGCTGAAGTATTTCAAATGCTACCACCAGAGATGCAAGAAAGAATTATGACCGTTACAAATATGGTTGGCGGACAAGGTGAGATGGAACAAATGCCAGAATCAAGGGCTTGATCGGTATGTTTTCTAATTGTCCGCTAAAATTTAAAAGGAGATAAATAATGCCAAAGTTAAAAGGTAAAAAGTACCCATATACAAAGAAGGGTAAGAAGGCTTATAAAAAAGCATTAATGAATGTAAAAAAACGTAAGAAAGATTCTTCTGCTCAATCTAAAGAAGGTGAAAATCCTATGTATTTCGTTTCTGGAGAAGGAAGCAATTTCCCTCAAATGAATCAAAAACCAGCTAATGAAAAAAAAGTACAACGAGTTAATGATAAAATAAAATATGGCTATAGACCTCATAAATAAATGCACCACATATTAGGCATAGTAAACCTCGATGAAGTCCAAAATCTAAAGGATATGGGCAAATCTCAAGCTCGAACAAATGACTTTTCTAATGAAATCATTCAAAAGATAGCAAAACGCTATCAATCGGCTGTAGATGACCAGGAGCTTATTTTATCTACTCCAAGCTATTGGCGGATAGAAACAAGACCGAAAGGACACGATTGGCATTATGATGGATGTAAAGAAGAAAATGGTACTTTGGTTGATAACCATATGGCTTGGTGTAAGCTGGGGACATCTATTTTATTATCTGATCCAGATAGCTTTACAGGCGGAGAGTTAAAGTTTTTAATTGATGATCAAGAAGTGATCGTTCATAACCATTATTTAAGTGGGGTAATGTACTCTGCTGGAAAATATGATAAACCATTAAAGCATAAGGTAGAACCGCACAAAGGTGAAAGAACCGTGCTACTTATGTTTTTTGCAACAAAACCAGTGTCGAAAGACCAACTGAAAGGTAATTAAAATGGATAAAATCAATATAGCGGGGACAACGAATTTAGAAGTGACACCCGAATCAGAAAATTTAACCGTAGGAAATATATCTGCAACTCCAGAGGAAATCCCTTTTGAGTCAACAGATAGCTACGACAATATTTCTATTCCTGGAGAACTCTTAGGTGAACAGCCTCAAGAGCAATCCACCCAGGAAGAGACTACAGAACAGGCTGAGACTACAGAGTCTACAGAAACAGCAGAAACCCAATCCGCAACTGAAGAAAATCAAACTGAAGCAGAGACAGAAGAGCAAACCAATACGGTTAGTACAGAGTCCGAAGATAATTCTGGTGACTCCTTCGTTTACGAAGATCAAGATGGCTCAAAGTTTTCTACTGAAGATATTGAATTGTGGCGAACCGATAGCGTGAACAGACACGAGTGGCAGAAATCTAATACAGAAAAAGCCCAGCAGTTATCTGATCAGCGTAGAGCGGTAGAGCCATTAGTGCAGTTAGTGGACAAATTAAAAGAATCGGGAGAGTTCTCTGAAACGCTAAAAGAAGCGATTGAGGATGAACTTGGAAAAGAAGCGGGGCAACTGTACGAACAGTCCCTACAGATGGATAATAAAGACCTTCCGAATCCCTATGAATCTGAATTAACAGAGGCAAGGGAAAAACTGGAAACGATGGAATCAGAGCGGGAACTGGAACGATCTATGAGTCAATTGCGGTCTACTTATGAGTTAAACGATACCCAAGTCCAGGAAGTATTGGACTTTGCAGTGTCTAACTTTGAAAAGACTGATCGAGTATTGACCTTAGAAGAGGCTTATAAGGTGATGAACTTTAATAAAGCTCCAGCTCCAGAACCTAAACCAAAGCCATCGGTACCAGTCAATGTAAAGAAGAATGTCGGTATTAAGGCAGATACAAATAAAAAAGCATCTACCTATGAGGATATTGACGTGGCTTCATTTTTTAATAATCAATAGAATAAGGAGACATATAAATGTCTAATATAGTTGTAGCGGGAACAGGATCCGCATCATTATCTGCCCTTATTCAGCAGTATTATATGCCAGTTTTGTATGATAATATCTTTAAGAAATCTCATCCATTACTTGCAATACTGAAGGGCAAAGCAAAGACCTTTAATGGTCGTGAAATCGTAGTACCAGTAGAATCTGCCGATGGCGGAGCTTCTGCTTGGGGCGATAAGCACGGTCTTGGTAGTGCATACACACCAGCAATAGCTGATATTGCACAAACTGCATCATATAAGCCAACAATGTTAACTGGTCACTTTCTTTTAACAAAAGAAGAGACTTTGTTAATGAATAGCCCACAAGCTATTAAAAACATCGTTGGTGCAAAAGTAAAGAACCTTCAAAAAGGATTGGAAAAAACAGTTGCTGAAAACTTGTTTAAAACAACAGCGGTTGCTGATGCTTTTAATCCATTAGGTGTTTTAGTTGATAAGGTAAGTGGAAACTCTCAAGATGTAACTGTTGGTGGTATAAATATTACTACTAACGGCTCTGGAGTGTATACTGCTGGTGGTTTTTGGAACTCTCCAGTTTTAGATCACGATAGTTTTTCTGATGCATCTGGTGATTTTGCGGGTGATAGTCCAGATGCTGGTGTACAGTATGTGACTGAAGCTAATATGGTTGATGCATCAAAGGATACTTACATTTTGAAGATTCTTGCTAAAGGTGTAGCAAATGCAAAAGCTCAAACAGGAGAAAACCCAGATCTAATTATTGTAACTCAATATCTTTATGATTTAATTGAGAACGAAATCGATCCAAGAAAAACTGGCTCTAAAATGAGTGAGCGTATGGGTTCTATGGGTTTTACTGGTCTTAATTTCAGAGGCATTGATATTGTCGCTGATCAAGATATGGTAACAGCTCAGTTACAAACTGGTGGTGCTGATACAGCTAAAGATAGAGATGGAAGAATCTATTTCTTAAACACAAATTACTTACATATGTTCTTCAACTCTGGTGCAAAATTCACTGCATCTGATATGATTGAAGATACAAAAAGTAATACCTTTGTTCAGAAGGTTCACACTTATGGTAATATGGTTGTTACAAACCGTAAAGCTCATTGTGTGGTAAAGCAGTTATACTCACCAACTGATTACGCTTAATTGTAATCTATTAACCTTACAGCCCTCATCATTCGGTGGGGGCTGTATAGCCCTGGAGAAACTATGACCACAGCAGAAATGTTAACCGTATTAGGAGATCGCCTGGAAGATACCTCTGGGGATCTTTTTAGTGATACAGTCAAACTACGCTATTTAAACATTGCACAGGATAAGCTAATACAGCTTTTAAATCCTCATTTATTAACAGATCTACAGACACTTAAAGTTGATATAACGCTTCTAACAGATAACGATGTAGACACGCATTTTAAGAGTTATTTTATACCCAACAATACAACGCTTGATTCTACACCATTTGGTGGAGTATTAGGTGTATTAGGTATTCGGGTAGCTAATAGCAATTTTATACGCAAAATATCCTTTGATATGGCAAAAGATTTTACAACGGGCTACTTCGGCTTTAGTGCCACAGAGCCTGTATACTTTGCCTTTAAAAACAGAATTTATATTTATAACACAACAGCAAAAGTTGATTGTTACTTTATTAAAGAGCCAACAGCATTAGTAACTGCAAGTCCAGCAGTAGATTGTGATCTAAATGCTATTTTTCACGATGCTTTAGTAGAACTTGCTGAAGCAGAGCTGTGGAGACTGTCAAATAACCAGGCACGTAAACAGGATGCAGAACAAAGAGCGTACGGGATGATTGGCAGATATAATCAGAATCCAGCAACGCAAGTTGTAGGAGAAGGGTTACCATTTGATCAAAGCTCTTCTAATAGTTTAGTAGATCCAATTTATCCGAATCATCCTATTTAATGGCAGAACTTATTGACATAACAGACTTTGGCGGAGTTGTAACCAACGTAGACGTAGAAGATCTCCCAGAACATATTGCTCAGAATATGGAGAATCTCCGCATTCGTGACGGGAAATTAGAAAAGACATTTGGAGCGGGACAGCCTACAGATATTCCAAGTTTTGCATTATCGCAGTTAAATACCAAGCTCAGTAAGAGTTATGTGGTTTATAACGTATTTACCTTTATATCCGATAAGTTTACCACGAATGAATACCGCTATATCCTGGTATTAATTGATAGTAGTACGAAAGAGGTATTGCTATTCTGGTATGATCCTTCGTTACCCGCAATAACAGATCATCTTCAAGTAGAAGATAATATTTTCTGGTTTAAAACAGGATCTTCATCTGGGTTAACTACGGGCAAAGATGTTATGATCGTTAACGCAGAAGATAACAGCAGTAATGCAATTGCCAACACTGATATGTATGGAGATATTGAATATATTAGCTCAAATGAGCATCATATTAATGTAAGTCAAGCACCGACTTGGGGAGGGAGCTTTTTTGCAACTTCAAATGATACAGGCTGTCGATTAATAGATTTAGGTGGTAAACACGGTACTCACTTAGCATTATCAACAAACACGTCACAGTTGGATAATGGACATAGTACTTCCAGTTTTAAAAATATAGCACTTTTAGCATTAAATGGTAAGGTGCTTTGTATGTATAGTTTTTCTATTGGCGGAGGATTTGATAGAATATGGACTACATTAGGTAGTAATCCCTCACCATTAGGAAACTCAAATTATGTTAACCTTGTAGATTCAAGTGATTACACATCAATGTATGTTGCCAGTATGATTACTTTTAATGATGCTATTTATGTTCATTATAGCGGGGTAAAAAGTGGTACCAGTAAAATATCAAATTTTATATATAAATATACGGTTGCATCTAATGGTACTATATCAGAAACATTGGTTAACGATGACTTCTTATCTGCTCTAACAACTC